TCCCTGGAGGGAGTATGGGTCGGTCGAAGATGTCGCGAGGGAACTCGAGGCGTCAGTTTCGGAATGGAGTGAATCGGGAGCATCCGAAGAATCGGATGTCCGGTTACTTCATGAGAGGAGGGATCCGCCTGTGAGGTCCTTTCTCAAGAAGGCCGTCATGTGGGGCGGATGGGTCCTCGCGGTGTTGCAAGGGGTGCTCAACTCCTTGCCGCAGTAGTGGCGTGTTATCACCCGTCGAGAGTTACTATCGGTCGCCATTCGCTTGTCGCAGAGCGGAAGGTGCTCGATCGGGTCAAGGTTCCGTGCGGCCACTGTCTCGGTTGCAGGTCGGATCAAGCTCGGAGCTGGGCGGTGCGGATGGTTCACGAGGGGGACGTTGCTCCCCCTGCCTGGATGGTTACGCTTACGTACCGTCCGGAAGATGTTCCTGAACATGGGTCTCTGGATCCGGATGACCCGGTTCTGTTTCTCAAACGTGCGCGAGCGGACTGGAAGGGTCGTCTATCGTACTATCTGTGTGGTGAGTACGGCGATCGAACTGATCGGCCTCACTATCATATGGTTCTGTACGGTGTGCCTTTCCTGGATCGTGATCGGATCGATACTCGTCATGATGCTCCGGTGTACCGGTCTGACCAGTTGGAAGGATGGTGGAAGAAGGGTCTCTGTGAGTTCACCGGTCTGACCTATGGGGCAGCTCGCTACGTGGCAGCCTACGTGCGGAAGAAGGTTCGCCAACGGGACCACCCTGAGCACTATACGCGGGTGGATCCGGCTACGGGCGAGCTGGTTGAGCTCGAGCGGGAGTTCGGTCGTATGTCGCGGCGGCCGGCGCTTGGACGTCGTTGGATTGAGCGAAACTGGCGCGACGTATACCCTAGGGACTTCGTGGTCATGGACGGTCACGAGTTGAAGCCGCCTCGGTATTATGATAAATGGATGGAGCGAAACCATCCGGATATCATGGTGGCGGTGAAGGAACAGCGGTTGAAGGATTTGATCGAGTTCGGTGAGGAAGAGCTGATCATGAAGGAGAAGGTTCACCGCGCGAAGGTTGCGCTCTTTCAAGGGAGAGATGGCGTATGAACATTTTCACGGTGTACGATTCGGCGGCGAGGAAGTATCTCGAGCCGTTTTTCGCGCCGACGGTGGAGGTCGCGTGTCGGATGTTCCGTCAGTTGGTGAACAAAGAGGGGCATCAGTTCAATAGGTTCCCCGAGGATTATTTCCTGTATCACATCGGTTCGTATGACGACGATCTCGGTGAGGTCGTCGGGATGACGCCCCATTCGTTGGGGGCGGCGATTACGTTCGTGACGCCGTATGTGGGTTTGGAAGAGGCGCGGAATGGCCTCAAGGTGGCGTCCAATGGGTAGCCAGGTGAACGTGCGTCGTCCGTCTGGGGCCTCGAGGTATCAGGCCCCGCAGGCCCGTATGGGCCGTTCGCAGTTCGATCTGACTCACTCTCACAAGACGACGTTCGAGGTTGGGTATCTGGTGCCGTATTTCTGCATGGAGATCATTCCGGGGGACACGGTGACGTGCAAGATGGTTGCTTTCTCCCGGGTGTTCTCGCCGTTGGATGCTCCGATCATGGATGACATCTACCTCGAGGTCGATTTCTTCTTCGTGCCCAACCGTTTGGTGTGGACGAACTGGGAGAAGTTCTTGGGCGCGGCCGACGAGGCCGGTGCACAGCCGACGGATTTCACGATCCCGATTTTGAATGGGACGGATGGCGCGTCGAGCTCGGTAACGTTGGGTGCTCCGATCCAGTACATGGGTGTTCCGTTCGGGCTGGATGTGGATCTGACGGACGTGAACGCGCTGCCGCAGCGTGGATACGTGAGGGTGTACAACGAGTGGTATCGTGATCAAAACCTCATCGCGGCGATCGCGATGGACACCGACAACGGGCCGGACCCGTTGCGGACGGCGTGTTTGAAGTCGGCGAAGAAGCACGATTATTTTACGTCGGCGCTTCCGTATCTTCAGAAGGGTGACCCGGTGACGATTTCTCTCGGGTCGACGGCGCGCATCGCTACGGATGCGGCGCTTGGTAATACGGACTACTTGTCCGTGTGGTCTACGTCCGGTACGGATCAGTACCGGCGTCTTGCCACGGATCCTGCCGTGGCTGAGTTCCTCCGTGTCAGCTCGACGGGTGGTGTCGAGGGGAACCGTTTGTATGCCGACTTGGCGTCTGCGACGCCGATCTCGATCAATTCGTTGCGTGAGGCGGAAGCGGTTCAGCGGTTGCTCGAGCGCGATGCTCGTGGAGGGACCAGGCACCCCGAGCTGATCAGGGCTCATTTCGGTGTGGATGTGCCGGACTATCGGACTCAGCGGCCCGAGTATCTCGGGGGCGGTCGTGGTATGATCAACGTCTCTCCTGTGGCCAATACGTCGGCTACGGCCACGGAGGATCAGGGCGAGCTCCGCGGAGTGGGTACCGGAGGCCTTCAGGCCTCCTGGGCGAAGTCGTTCGTGGAGCACGGGTACGTGATCGGTTTGCTGCGTGCTCGTGGTCAGGTTTCGTATCAGCAAGGGCTGGATCGGATGTGGTCGCGTTCGACGAAGTTGGATTTCCTGTGGCCGGACCTCGTGAATCTGGGCGAGCAGCCGATTTACAAGCGTGAGCTGTTCGTGGAGGATGACGCGACGGATGACGAGGTGTTCGGGTACCAAGAGCGGTATGCGGATTACCGGTGGAAACGGTCGTTGGTCACCGGGAAGTTCGCGTCGGATGCGGCTGGGTCGTTGGACTTCTGGCATCTGGCGGAGGATCTCACGGTGGCGTCGTTGAATCAGGCGTTCATCGAGGATGCGACCCCGATGGGTCGTGTTACGGTGGTGGATTCCGAGCCGGACTTCATCGTGGATGGTCGTTTTGATCTGCGGGTTGCTCGAGTGCTTCCCGTTCGGCCGGTGCCGTCGTTGGCTCCGGCGAGGTTCTAGTGCCCGTTCCGGCCCTCGCGTTGGCCGCGGCTCCCGCGGTCATTTCTGGTCTTGCCGGGGTGTTTGGGGCCGAACGTGCGAACGCTGCGAATCGCCGTGAGGCGCAGCGGAATCGGGATTTTCAAGAGCGTATGCGGAATACCCAGTGGCAAGCTGGGGTGGCCGATATGACTGCTGCTGGTTTGAACCCGGCCCTGGCGTATAGCCAGGGGGGAGCTGCTTCGCCGTCGGGTTCGGTGGCAGCTCCGGCTCATGATTCGGTGAGCTCGGCGCTTCAGGCGATGACGGGTCGCGCTCAGTTGCGGCTCATGGAGGAACAGATCAAGAAGACGGCGTTCGAAGGTAAGATGGCGTCGGCTTTGGCCGCTCGAGAGGAAGTGCGGAATGTCGGGTATGGTTTCTCGAAGCGGCCGGACGGTGGCATCGAGATAGACTTTTCGATGCCTGGTCTCGTGGACGAGACGAAGGCGAGCGTTGCGGCTCGGATCGCGGAAGCGGCCCGAGCTGGTTCGATGGCGGAGATCACCGGGATCGGTGGTCAGGTGGCGCAGGGTTTTGGTCAGGTCATGCCTGCGTTTCAGTCGATCATGGGTGTTGCCGGGAAGGGTGCCGAAGGCATCGCTTCGGTGATCAATTTGCTCGAGCGCGCGATGAGGATGCGCGACGAGGTGGTTCAGAGGACGTTCGGTGTTTCTAAGTCAGCCCTGGAGCAGATGCTTCGTAACCTGCGGAGGTCAAATTGAAGGTGTATAATGAGGTGCGGCGTAGGCCGCGTGTGCAGACCGAGAATCGTCTTCCGTCGAAGACGGTTCAGTCCGACGTGGTTCGGACGGAGATCAAGCATATCCTGGCGAAGTACCGCCAGGTTGGTGTCATCGAGCATATGCGGAACGTGGATCTTCAGTTCCGCGATGTTTCGGAGTTCGAGGACTTTTCGGACCTGATGTTTCAGTCGAAGGAAGCGGAGAAGGTGTTTATGTCGCTTCCGTCGAAGGTCCGTGAGGTGTTCGAGCATGACTATGCTCGGTGGTTGGATTGCGCTCACGATGCTGAGAAGCTCGAGGCGCTTCGGCCGGAGCTGGAAGCTCTCGGCCTTGAGTTTGGTGACAAGACTGCGCCGGTGGTACCGGCAGCAGTTCCGCCGGTACCTCCGGCGTAGTCGCCCAAGGGCGTAGCCCGCGGGAGTGAGGCCCCCCGATGGTCTGGGGGGCCTCTGCTCGTTTAGAGCCCTTTCTTGCGGAGCTTCTCGAGCTCCGCTTCCCAGTGAGCGAGTTCGGTCACTGTGATTTCTAGGGCCGCTTTCTGGCGGTCCCTTCTCGCCGTGAGGCGGTTGACGATTTGCATCGTCTCTTTGGCTCCCATGGAGCCTCCTTTTGGTTTTGCCGCTTCATTGCGGCTTGCTACGGTAGTAGCTGTTTCGCTATCGGTCAATGTTTTAGGCGTGCGCGCGTTCTCCGCGTGCGTGTCTTCACTCTCGATAGCGTGCTGTTGCTAACTTCGCGGAGTTACCGCGTTGTTGGTTTTTCTTTTGGGGCGTTGTAGCCTCGAGCTCCGCGAGAGGCCACGCCCCCGCAGCCGCGCGCGTAGCGCGCGCTGCGTTGTTTTTTTCAATCTTCAGATTGTTTGTCCCGGTATCGGGACTATCCTCCCCCTCCGTTCGGAGGGGGTGGGGGGTGGCGGGCACATAGGGTCCTTGTCTTCTATGTGCCCATTGACAACCCTATGGGGTTGTCTAACTTAGGACACGTAAAGTGTCTTTTTCCCTGGAGGGAGTATGGGTCGGTCGAAGATGTCGCGAGGGAACTCGAGGCGTCAGTTTCGGAATGGAGTGAATCGGGAGCATCCGAAGAATCGGATGTCCGGTTACTTCATGAGA